TCCTTAAGCACCTCCCATTTACGATGGGTTGCCTCTTATCGAGTAGTTTTGGGTACTAGCCAGGCACTCCGGACGTTCCAGGGGTCTCCCTTTGAGGTTCAAAGAGATTTCCACTGGTAGCCCCTCCGTCGGTAACCCCAACGGAGCTTTCCCCACTAGAGGACGACTGCGGAGCAACCGTCTCTAATTGAGACTGGACCTGATTGTCTTGATAGACCTTCAGGGCCTTTCTTAAGGCGAGTGTCCAGAACCCCTTTCCTTGCCAGACATGGTAAGGGAAGAAGGGAACCAGGATACCAGTCACTTCTGCTATAGCAGATGTGATTGGGCCAACGGGAGCCCGTAAGCGATTCTCATAGAGGGCTTGAGCCTTCAGCGAGATAGGTTTACCTGTCATTGATGATGTGGGAGTCTCTTCCTTCTCCATTGCAAGCCACCCTGGCTTGCATGGGGTAGGAAGTACTTCCGCTGGCACCGACATCAGCTCTTCCCACAGTAGGAATGCTGTGGAGAAGGGGTGAATGTTGGTTGCTGGGAACATCATCAGCGCATGATCGTAGGCATGGCCCATTGGACCGGACCCGTACCGCTTAGCGGCAGCGGCAATGCGACCCTGTAGAGCTTCCAGGTCCTTCCGAACCCGAGCATTGTGTAGATTTACACAGTGCCCGACGTAAAGAAGGGACTGGATTCCACAGGCTCCGATACTTTTCTGATATTCACCGTAATTGGTGGATTCAAAGAGTTGTCGGAGTCGCATATCCAGAACTTGAGCCATGGTCTTTCGATCACGGTCCTTGTTCCTAATTTCTGGAAATCTTCTAGTCGCGAGGTTAGAAGCTCTCTGGAAATCCGGATCCGATAGATTGGCTGGGCCAGTCCAAAGGATAGGATCTCTGGTGAACTTCCCCTCGGGAATAGAAATTTCCCAAGGACCAGGCATTCGGGCTAAACGGGTTTCGACCCGTTTTACCAGATCATCGAGTAGTCTAATGGCAACTTCGCGCTCTAGCTTAGAACGGAGTTCTGCTGATCCTTTTATTGCAATTAGCTCACCCTTGTTCTCCTTAGGAGTAACAAGAGCTAACCAATCCAACAAAGGATCTATTCTAATTTCTTTTACATCCGTAAAAGGCGTTAGAAGACAGAAGCGAACTAAGTTCGAAAGCGTTGAAGGCCGAAGCCCAGACAACTCAGCTCCTAGAACCTTCCACTGTGCGGGAGTGGACGCCTTGCGAAGCAAGGCGCTTTGCTCATCCTTGAGTGACGTTCCAAAACGTGCCAATATCCTTTTGGCATATTCCAGTCTCCCAGTCCAAGTAAGAGCTGAAAGCTCCTCCTTGATACTAAGAGGTGAAATATCGCCATCGGGACAAAAGCGTCGATTCGCGAATTCGAATACATTCTTTTCAGAACGTAACGACTTAAGCAAACCGATTGTAATGGACAAGTCAGCACAGATAGACTGATAGCCGTCTGCGACGGCCGTCATTCTAGCTATGTCAACGTCATCACCTAATACAAGGTAGTCCTTGTACCACGTAGTCAGCCCAGCGCGGTAAGCGCTGAACTGGACCAGTGAGTGGTGGACGAGCGCCATCGACGCCCAGGAAGAAAGAGCTCCCATCGGCTGTCCGGTGCCATACCGGACAGTAGATGAGCTATCCGGGAGTAGGAATTCACGATCTGTGAGTATCTGAGCCCACAGATTGGCTCTCCACTCTGCCGTCTGATCGTCCTCTCCTTTTCCTTTAAGGAGTGGTGTCAGACATGCCTTGTATAAGGCCAGAGGGATGCTATCTGTTGCTGCTTTCAAGTCGAACGACCAGTGAGGACTAAGTCCTTTCCGAGCGTACTCTTCTACTTTTCCAGACTGATCAAAAGTGGCATCACTGCCAATCTTTTTCAGAATGTCAAAGAGGAAGAGATGAATCGGCTTGAGAGCAACTTGGGTCCAGTAATCGCAGATCGCTACGATTCTTACTTTACCCGCGGGTTCATCGATAGCATGCAATCTACCGAGAATCGGTCCCTCCGGACACCCCTCAGCCTTTGCAGTGATGCAAGGGCTCGTTTCCGCACCCCACGAAAGTGGAGTACGGGACGCCCAACCAAAACTTCTTAAAGTCTGACGGGCAACCGGAAGTTCATTCTGGTGCCAGTGAGATTCAAGTTGTATTTCGTTGAGAAGGTTAACCGCAGCGGTATCTCCGTGTTTCGAGAACCATTCCAAGATTAGATTGTCTGGTCTCTTAAACCAGGCTTTCGCATCAAGGGTGATCCCGAACATAGAGGGACCGTTTAGGTTAGGTCCAGCGGATCGAATCAAGGTCCCTAAGGCGCTATGGTACTTGAAGGGCTTAAACCCTCCAGTTTCCTTAGCAAGTAATGTTGGGAAGACTTCCCGACAGAACTTCTGGTATTCCGCGAACGTCGCGTTCTCACTGAAGTCTGGGTGAGCTTTCACTATAGTAGATACGTCGAAGTCTGGATGCTTAGCATCTAGAGCTCGATATAAGTTCAGAAGCGATGCCATCAATCGAATTGCTGGCATATCTCCTGTTCTAATTCTACTACGGAGATTGCGATCCCATACCGCAGGGAGGCCGTTTCGTAAACGGATACCATG